CTTTATACTCCTTTGAAAGTGCTTTTTGGTCGTTTTTGATTCCTTTGATTTGCGAATTATAAATATCAACTTTTTGCGACAATCTATTGTAGTTATAAGCAAGTTCTTCAAGATTTACAGAGTACTGCTCAATTGCTTGCTTTAGTTTGTTTTGTTCGTCAACCTCAAGTTTCATAACTTGAACTGCCTTTTCAGATTGCGCCTTAATTTCTCTTTCGGCGTTAAGTCTCTTAGAATCAGTCTGTATTATTTTTTCAGAAACAGTATTAAGTTCGTTTAAAGTCTGATTGTAATTCTTTACCCCACCTGACTGCAATTGTTCCGTTAGTTGTGAAGATTTTTTCAATAGATTATCTTCTTCCTGCACGGCTGCAACAAGTATCTTAATAAGTTCCCTAAACGGCTCTAAAGCCGCAGGGTTAATAAGTTCTTCTATTCTTTCGACTGCCATTTATTTCGTTGTTTATTCGTTTTCTTTCGATACTTTTTTCTATTGCCTTATATTTGCTGCAAAATTCACAAAGAAGAATCTCTGCTGATATATTGTAGTTGTAATATTCTCCCATTTGTGTCAATATGTCAAGGTAGGAATCAAAACATATTTTTTCCTGATTTTCAAACTCTAATTTTGTTTTGCTATACTCAGCCATATCCCTGTCAAAAATCAACTTTGTTCTTGCTATTTCTGCATCAATAAGCTGTATATCTACGTCTAATTTACCTGTTAAAGTTGTCCCGAAACCCTGAATTATATCCGATACCTCTAATTTTTTATAGTTTACGATTGACTGCATTAAAGACTTTGCATATTCAAGCATTTGAATCTTGTATTTATTGCAGTTTATATTAATTACAAGCTTTATATTTTCGTTGTTATTCCCTATTATTTCGGTATATTTTTCTGTAATTTCATCAATTCTAAGCTTATCAAAGCTTTCAATTCTCTTTGTTTTTTGCTTTTGAAGCATTGAAAAATTGCTGTTTGTCGTTATTTCAATGTAGTTTCTTAGCGGAATATCATAGAAATCGTATAACTTCGACAAATACGCCCATTGTCTCCTCATATTCACTTTCTCTACAATGTTCATAATATCCCTGCACAGTCTTGTATAGAGTGTAGTTCTCTTTATCGAGGACAGCAATCGCCTTAGTGATTTTTCTTTGTGCTGTAATATTGCGCTTCCTTTTCTCTTTTTCATAAAAACAGCTCATTGGTTTACTGTTGTTTCTATATAATTCAATAATTTTGCCCGTAACATGTCGTTTCTTTGTTTTTTATTATCTTGATTAAGCCCGAACAGCTCATTATCTTTGTCGTATTTTTCTATCAATTTTAAGGCTTTGCTGTCATCGCTTCCAAATATTAGCTTATTATCTTCAACTCTAAAAAACATTGCTTCATAAAAATCTCCTTTGTCAAAAAGTGTAACCCTGTCAAAAGGCTGCCCTTTTGCTGCCTTTATCTGAATTGTAAAGTTTGTGTATTCAGGCTCAATTCGAGAATCATCGCTTCGCTTTCCCTCAAAAATATGTTCTTGCTGCATTATAATCATGTCATCGCCCATTCTTTTCAGAATGTTTATTGTTTCAGCATCAAAGTTTTTTACAACTTCACTAAAACCGGATAACATTTTTTGCAAGTTCATTTGTTTTGATTTTAAAAAAGCGGTAGCGGAAAATAATCCAACTACCGCTTTGATATACAATTTACAATTATTTCTTAGGCTGCGGTAGCGGTAACGGAAACACTCCCGGTACTTTCAATTCCCATAACAGGAACGGCAAGAGCAAGAAGAGCCGCCGGGTCAACTAAATCAATGGTGTGCGCGCCGGAAGTCAAAGCAAAGGTAAACTTACCGCTTGCATAAGTCGGATCTGCTGCCGGCGTTGTTCCGTCAACTTTCCAAGCTTCTTTTTTTGCAAGCAAAGTGGAATAAGTCGAAGTAATATCAATACCAGAACATTCATCCGTAATGGTAACCGAACCTGCCAAAGCTGCACCTGTTCCGGTTAAAACAACATCGATAAGTCCGTTAATTGCAGATTGTTTCCAATCCATTGAAATAAAATCAATTTCATCCTGATATTCAGTAACATCCAATAATCCGATGTAGGCAACCGGTCTCTGAACTTTTCCGTCAGTCGGCAATTTGGATTGAGAAAACCAGCATTCACATTGAAATCCTGTAAATCCGGTTTCGGTTTGAACTCCGAAAGCGTTATCTTTTTCGTCAATGAAAATTACAAGCATTTTTTGATTATTTAATGCTCTTAATTTTTTACTCAAACAGATATTGCTGTCGTAAGTACAAGAAAACGAAACCTCACTGTCTTTGATTTTACGCTTATGACCGTAACCGTCCGTGTCTTCCACGGGGTCATCTGTATTATCAGTTAATCCGTTGAATCCCGGGAGAACTAAAAATCTGTTGATAATGTTTTCGGACTGTATTCCGGCTTTTAACCAAGTCGTAAATTCTGCGGCTGTTTCTCCTGTGAACTCTGTCGCATCGGGAGGTAATAAAATTGCTTTTTTGATTGCCTGAATATTAATCTGGCATTTTGAAATCCCTGTATTTTTCAGGGTGTTTACACATATACTCATAATTTTTTCCTTTCTTTTTTTGGTTTATAAAATAATTGCTACTCCGGCATCTGAATATTCAAATGCTTTTTCACGACTTACTATTTCAATCTGTCCGCATTTGTGCCGTCTTGCCTGCGCGGTATATTGAATTTTGCAAGTTGTCGAGGTCTTAGGAGTTGTTTTAACCTCTTTTACTTCTCCAGAATCTGTTTTTTCATCCGGAATGGTTGTGATTTTTTCTTTTTTAACAGTCATTTCCTGTGTTTTTAATTTTAAATTTAAAGTTTTCAATCTTAATTCCGTCAAGCCGGTTATCGTACTGGTCAGATTGCTGATTATCTTCGGAATATAGCGGAACCCACATTGAGGTTATCACCGTATCATATCCTGATGAAACAACATCCGTATTTTCTGAAAACTTTTCTTTGAAAAGCTCCAAGATAGGCTCAAGAATTGGCGTAAAGTTTGTCTCAATTCTTTTACCTACGCGCATATCCTTTTTAGTTGAAGTTGCAATAATGATTTTCTTTATTGTAATTTCTCGCTCATCTTTTCCGATATTGTCAGCGTGAGTTTCCGGCATGACAACTGCGAATAAAGGATATGTTTTAACTCCTCTTTTCGATAGTATTTTCAGTTCGTTTGAAATTTCAACATCGTAACCTGCAAAGAATTTTATATCACCGTATCTTCCGGCTGTATTAGTCTGAAAATCTGTGTTTATTTCAGTGCAAATTGTCTGTAAAATTTCGTATCCGGATTTCATTTATTAGATATTAAGAGGATTTATTCGCTTAAAAATTTCAACATCAGGAATGATATACCATTCTTTATCATTTACAATATCGGTTATTAAAGATACCATTTGATTCCACAAAAGAACAATCCTATTATTTGCATCAGCTTTTTTTGAGTTTGCGCTGTTTGAAGTTGTTTCTCCTCCCGAAACGGAACGGGAGCTTATATCGTTTCTAAAATAGTAAAATGCAATGTAATAAGAAATAGGTTCTTCCAGGCTTTCAATATAAGAATCAAGTACATCGTCATTCCTTTCACTTTCTTCAAGAGCTAAATAAGCAACTACATCTGCGTAAGTGTATTCAGTTTCTTCGTTGCTGTCAAAGAACATTTTTAAAAATTTAGGCTCGTACTTGTCAATAAAATCCTGAACATTATCGCGTATAGATTGTCCGATTAAATCAGTTGACAAATCTTCTACGATAAGTCCGGGTATTGCTGCCTCGTTTTTAAAATCTGATATTGCGACTATCATGGAATTTAGATTTAAACTTGTTTAGCTTTATTGTCCTTAATTAAGTCATCGGCTGCCTCTTTTTTAAGCCCTATTGTGCGACCTGCACTATAGGTAAACTTTCCAATTTTGACAGCTTGCAGTAGTTCAACATCCACATAGGCAGAAGAAACAAATCCGGGAGTTTCCGTTTGTGTAACAGTTTGCTCTTTTGGCTTTACGCTTGTTTTAGCTTTTTGTTTTGCCATAATAGTCTCCTTTCTCTTATTCTGTCAATGTGGTAAATTCTATCCATTCTCCTAAGGTATCAACGGTTTCGCAAGTCAATTTACATCTGAAATAATAGGTTGTAGCTGCTGTAAGTTCTGTTAGCGTAGTTGTTAGAGGACTTGTTACTGGAGTTATATCAACATCTGTAATTACACCCTCAATGTCAGTACAATATTGCAGCTTAGCGGCTGAAATATTTGCAGAATTAGAGGTATAAGCGGCTGATAATGCTGCGCCGGTTGCCGTAATACTGCTTGCAGCCTGAACGCCGACGACAATATTATTCGCTTCGGTGGTAATTTCATACCATTGTCCGTAAGTTTTAACTTCATCAACAACTAAATAACCGCGCATGTAATATAGAGTTTCTGAATGTAATCCGGTAACGGAGCCTGTAAACTTTGTTTCTCCTTCTGTTTTTGTCCCTGCGACGTCAGTTTTAGACCCCTCTTTATCGGTGCAATATTCAAATCCGTAAGCTGTTTGACCACTTCCGACATAAACTCCTACAAGATTAACGCCTGTGGCGGTCAGTGAAGCACTTACATACTCCACTGACTTCACGAATGGCGCGAATGGGTAAGTTCCGTTAAAATCTAAACTTAATTTACTCATTTCTTTTTATTGTTAGGAAACTGCTTCCATAGCAACTGCATCACCAGCTGTATTTAAAGGAGAAGCAATATTTACGTTGGTAGTTTGAATTTTTCCACTGTCAAGTTGAGTAATCAGAGTTGCAATATCGGCATACAGGAAAGTATCCGGAACGGTAACAGCAAAAATAACTTCTTCCTGAATGATTGCTTCAACATAGTTACCGATTTTGGTAGTCGTGTCTTCTGCAAATTCAAGATAAGCATTTTGCGTATCAGCTAAAATACATCCTCTTGTAAAGTCACCAATCAAAACTTTTCCTTTAGGAATGTAGGAAATTTCAATTACAGGGATTCCGGCAATGAACGGCGCGCCGTTTACATAAGAAACATATTTGTCACCTATTTTATTACCGTTATAATCCTTTAACGCTTTGATAGCAAAAAGCTGTGTTGGGTTCATCAAAATTGCAGTAGGTCTGTACATAGCAAATGTCTGACTTGCAATACATGCTTCCACAACATCACCGGCATTTGCAAAATCAACGGTATCAGCAAAAGAATTGATAATTGTAAAGGTTGCATTTGCAAAATCGGTAGCCGGAACAGAAGAGCTATAATAAGCCGGAATAATAAACGAATTGTCGTTTACTTTAATAAGGTCAAATGTGCTGTTATAGCTTGTAGAGTTAACAACGCCGGTTATCGTTACTCTCATACCTGTTTTTACTTTAGAAAATGCGGTATTAAAAGTGAATTTCGTCTGTGTAGGACTTGCAACAGTTTTGTATTTAGTATATACATTTGCGGCTGTATAGTCAGCATTTGTCAAAGTTTCAACAGTAGAGTAAAGAGAAGTTTCAGTTAGTGCATTTTTAACAATACCGCCTACATTATAGCCATCTCCATCTCCAAAAACAATCTGGAAGTTTTCAGAATCAGAAAGCCCGTTGGGCATCATTTGCATGATGTAATTTGCCAAAAATGATTTTGTTCTTAACAGTCTTTTTGAAATAGGTACGTGCCATCCAATCCTCTGACAACCAACGTTTACTTCAACCATTTTGAAAGAACCTGCCGGAAGAACTCCATTCTCTGCAACAGCGGCAGCGTTTCTGTCAATATCTGTAATTTTTAGGAATGAAAGTGAGGAAATATTATCACCGCTTGCATCAATCGCATTTACGACAGAGCGGATATTATTAATTACGGGTTGTACTTCAGGGGTAACAATATTTGTTTGCATTGCCGGCAAAATAGTTCCTGAATAATCGTTTGTCATAGATACTGCCTTACGTTTTAACCCCCGCAATGGCATTTCCTTTACAGAAGTTACATGTCCAGAAACAAGTTCATCAAATTTTTTACTATTAAGAGCCTCTTCAATAGATTTACGAAATTCGTCTTTATTATCTCCAAGACCAACGCTTTTTGTTTTAAATTCGTCAATTTGCTTTGCCAATCCTTTAACAATTTCGGCGTTTTCATTTTTTAGCTTTTCCAACTCTTCTTTGATTGCCGCTTTTGCCGTTTCAATTGTGCTTCCTTCCATGGATTTTTCAATTTTCTCGAGACTTTCTTTCATTGCTTTATTAAAAGTTCCGAGAACACTTTTTTCCTCTTCGGTTAAGTCTTCATCTTTTTTTGCTTTGTCAATAAAGGCAAGCGGAGCAAAAGCCAAAACGGCTAACGAAGATACAGGAGCGTAAAACGCAAAAACACAGGCAATCAAAATAAGCATAGCGACTGCAAATACTGTAACTACAAATTTTTTCCTTGCCTTGTAGCCGGCAAAACTTTTTTGTTTTAACAATCTAAATTTCTTTTTCATTTTGTTTTTAATTAAATTAATACTTTATTCTTTTGAAGCTAAAAAGTTTCCAATACTTTTTATCGTAATAGTGTCAACTTGACGGCTATCGTCTTTTTTTTGAGTGTCCTCTGACGGCTCAACAGTATTTTCATCTCTTTTCGTTTCGGTTGTTTCTTCTTGTGTTTCAGATCCAACATTAATTGCCGCATTTTTTGATATTCTTGTGTAACATTTCGGGCAATAGGCGTAGGTTGTTATTTCTTCAATGCTTTTATTTGTCCCAATAATGTTTAAAACCTGTTCTCTGATTTCAGGTTTAAGCTTTTGCATTTCTTCGCGCACAACATCATCAACCGTCCAACGCGCATACGAGCGAACAGCTTCAATAACCTGTTCGTTAAGCGTTTCTTCTCTTACACTGTTATAATCAAAAATAAGCCCGCAATCTGGGCATTGTACCAATAACATTTCTTTGTTTTTCATAGCTTTTTCAATTTTATCGACATAATATTCTATACTTTTTAAAACCTTATCTTTATAATTCAGTTTCATTTTTTCTTTAAAAAACAAAATTATCTGCTCCGGAGTATATCCGGAATCTTCAAGACTTTTTATTGATACAAGACCGGTATCTTGATTTGCACCGAGTTTTGAAAGAGTTGAAAATTCACCAAGATACCACTCCAACACTCTTTTAACATTCATCTCATCTCTTTTCATATCTATTACTCCTATAGAATGCTGCATTTTCTTTCCTAATTTGGAAGCCATTTTATATTCGTGATATATATCAAGTCCTGATTGCTTTTCAATAAGAAGTTGACTTTCAAAAATTAAGTGCTTTCCGTCTTCCCAACCGCGGAGCGGCATCCCTATCATTTCATTGTTGTTGTGATTTTTATAATGAAAAATGTTCTGAAAGTTTTCTTTTAGCGTTTTTGTAAAACTTCCTTTTGCAGAAATATCACCTTGCGCATCTTCAATTTCAAGACCGTTAACGGCAATTGTAACGATTCCCTTGTCGGTTATTTCGTTACTTTTTGTCTGCAATCCTAAGTGAAATAAGTCTTTTCTCATTTTAATATATTTCTAATTTTTTCAAGTTCATCGGAATCCATTTGTAAAATAGTTTTATCATAAATAGAATCGGATTTAACCGGCTCAACTCCAAGTTCAATTCTCCACATATTCAGCGTTATAATTCCATTCCAAAAATCAATCTTACATCTGTTTGTAATTGCCTGTCTTGTTTGCTGCTTCTTTTGTTCATCTGCCTTTAAAATAGAAACCCTCGACCAATCAGCATCTATATAACAACCTGCTTTACTCCCTAAGTTCAAATAATCATTTAAGCAGTTTAGTTTGTTTGTAACGTAAGGGATAATAATAGAATCATAGACATTTATTTCAGAAGATTTCTGATTATCGTATGTGCTCGCATCTTTGCGCGGGATTAAGCATGCCGGAATATTAAAGGCTCCTGAAATTTGAACGGCATCATTAAAAGTCTCCTCAAAAGGCTGTAAAGCCTGAATATTAGAACCCATTTGCACGTATTCGACCGGAATAGAATGTATAATATACGGGTCTCTGTTTCCTGTTATTCCGTATGTTTGCTGTGATTCTTCACGTAATTTCTTTTTTTCTTCGTCTGTCATTGCAATATTTCCGTCTGCATCTCCACCTTTTCTTATAAGAGCGCCAAGCGCGCCTCTTTTTGTATAGATTACATTCCTTGCTTCATAAACAGCGCAAAGGTTTGCAACTGTCCATTTC